AATCGGCGTGGAGGAGTGCAGAGCGGAGATTAACAGACGTCTGCGAGTTTGCAGAGTAACTTTTTGCGCAAACACCACACAGGGAGCAATCAGAGAGGAGATGACGATAGATGGGATCTAACTACGGGGTAACGGATTTCGGGTTTGTTCCGAAAAGAATGGACGAAATTTATCGTTCCATGCACCGAAAACTGTCTGAAGCATGGGGTGTGAACACGATGGAGAATCCGCAGTCTTATTTAAATGTTCTTATCACAACGATTGCGGACGAGCTGGCGCAAAACTGGGAAGCAGACCAGGAAGTGTATCATTCCTTTTATCCGTCGGGAGCCGAAGGAATCAGCTTAGACAATGCGGTACAGTTTGCCGGACTGCGGAGAATGGCAGACCAAAAAACCTTCTACAATATCCTGTGTACCGGAACGGACGGAAGCGTTATCCCAAAGGGAACGATGATTTCTTCCATCACAAAGCCGCCGCTGCTGTTGTTGTCTTCGGCAGAACGAAAAATCACCCGCCAAAGCTGTAACAGGGCAGTTTTAAAGATTATCTCCTTAGAGAAAAATGACACCTACACAATAGGAATTAACGGGGAACTGTACAGCGTGAGTGGCGGGGAATCACCGACTGCGGAAAGCGTTTTAAATGCGCTTGCAGAAAAAATCCCCAAGGAAAGCTTTTGTGTTGAAGTTCAGGAAGAACAGCTGTTTCTTTCGGATAAAAACCCACAGAAAAGCAACCTGATTTTGTTAAGCGAAAATATGACAACACAGACGGTATCCAGTTTGATTAACTTTGAAACGCAGGACTACGGCAAGTACAAACTGCCGGAAAACTCCATTACTCAAATTGTAACAAACCGAACCGGATTTGAAAGCTGCACCAACCTGATTGAACCGGTGTTGGGAAGAATGAGAGAAACGGACGTCGAGCTGCGGCAATCGTATATCAAGCGTATTTCCGCGCACGCAGCCCGTATGACAAACAGCATTGAATCTTCCATTTTGGACAGTGTGCAGGGCGTTTTATCGGTGAAATGTTATGAGAACAAAACAAACCTTACAGACGAGTACGGCAGACCTCCACACTGTGTTGAAGTGGTTGTGGAAGGCGGGTCCGACATGGATATTGCGCAGGCAATCTTGCGGCAAAAAGCGGGAGGAATCCAGACCTACGGAAGCACCAAAGTGGAAGTTCCAAGCGATGACAGTCAGCCGATCGAGGTATGTTTCAATCGTCCGCAGCCGGTTTATGTTTGGCTAAAACTTACCCTGACGCCGAGCAAGCGGGAGGCGCTACCGCCAAACTATGCGGACTTAGTTAAGGAAAGTCTGACAGCGCAGACAGAATCCTTCCTTCCCGGACAAACCTTACTGATTCAGGAGCTTTTGGGGGATATTTACCGGAATGTAACGGGAATCGGATATATTCGGATTCAGAGCTTTGCAACGCAGGAAAGTGGAAAGGTGCCGGAAAACGAGGAGTATCGGGAAAACGAAAATATCACAATCAATGCACGGCAGAGAGCTTTAGTGGAAGAAAAGCGGATTGAGGTGGAACTTGCATGAAGCCTTTGAGTGAAGATTTTCCGCATCAATTCAGAGGAAAGAAACGGACAGAAGCGCTTTTAAAGGTGATTCGGGAGGAGCTGGAAGAGCTGGAAAAAGCGAGGGAGCAGCTGGCTGCTGTCTTGTGTGTTGATACGGCACATGGGGAGCAGTTAGACCGAATCGGGGAAATTGTCGTACTTTCCCGCGCACAGGCGGGATTGCTTGCAACGCAGGGAGGGAGCATTGATTTTGATGTAATTGACGATGAACGGTATCGAAAGTACTTAAAATATAAAATCCTGGCAAACACCAGCCACTCAACCTATTATGACATTATCACCGCAGTGAAGACCATCTGGGATGTCGATAAAGTAAGCTATAACGAAAACACCGACGGCCCGGCCAGCTTGACCGTATCCTTCCCGTATGAATACAAACCTGGGGAGGATATCTTTTTGCTGCCGCCTCTGGTTGCTGCCGGAGTCGGCATCAATATCCGCGCGGAAACAACCATCAACACCGATTGCTCACCGCTGCGGGCTACCGCTTTTTCGTCGGCAATCCTGCAGGGGAGGATCGGGGAGAAGAGCGTTGTCTCAGCTAGTTACCCAGTGAGCACAAAACTGGTGCCGCTGACGGTAGCCAACATCGTCTACACGGTAAAAGAAAAAGAAGGAGAGGGGAACCTATGAACGATAACCTGACGGGAACGGTCCTGCCGTCGAGCAACGGCGTTGTTGTCAAAGAGGACAATGTGGACTACTATGCCGTCGTCACCAATCTGGGGCGGGAGTTGATTGCAACCGCCCTTGCGACTAAAACCCCGCTGCGCCTGACCCATATCGTGCTGGGCGACGGCGAGGGCAACTATGTACTCCCAGATCGAGAAATGACCAGTTTGTATCGGGAAGTTTGGCGCGGGGAATGCACAGTAACGCAGGATCCAGCGAACCCAAATATGCTTAATATCCGCACCAATGTGCCGGTCGATGTGGGTGGCTGGGAGGTGCGGGAAATTGGCGTCATAGATGAAAACGAGAACCTTGTTATCATCGCCTCTGCGCCAGGCTGGCGCAAGCTGGCGGTCATCAACGGCACATCCAACCCTATGGAAATCAACATCCTGGTTACCGTCACCGACGCCAGCGCCATCGAGCTGAACATCTCCTATGACGGCATATCTGCGACGCTCAAGGACGTCGAGAACCACAACAACAGCAAGGATAGCCACAATGGCCACTTCACCGACCCGAACCTTCACTTCAACGAGCAACGCCTAACTCGCCTGCGTGCCGGCACCAATTATGAGTTGGATTGCGAGAAGGTTGGCGGTGTGTTCCAGCTGACCGGCCTGCCGGAGGACATTGTGGATGAGCGGGTGATCGTCATTTTTGAGGCCCCGGAAATCTATGAACCGGGGAACACCTGGACGGTAGACGGCGTGAGCTATACCGTCAAAACCTCCAACGGGAAACCCCTTAAATCAAATAGCTGGATAAAAGGAACTATATTGACTGTGGTTCTCGACCCTGCTGGCAAGATACTGCACTTTAGTGCCTTGGGATCTGGCGGCGGGGGAACGGTGGTCAGCGAGACGGCACCAGACGATACCGACGTCAACTGGTTCAACCCGACCAACCGCCTGATGAGCGTCTACGCCAACGGCCAGTGGCTCGCCATCGCGGGCGTCTACGGTGGTACAGTGAACGAATAAGATGCAACCAAAGAAGGAGATGGAGAATAATGCAACCGACACCGAGAAATAAGCTCTACATGACCCGGGAGGATTTCCCCAGCTACAGCGACGAGATTGCCCGCGTCTACCGCCAGCTGCACCCCAAAGAGGAGAACAAGGAGGACGACATGCTCTGTAAGGATGTGACCTTCTGTGTCACCGAGGCATGCAACCTGGCCTGCACCTACTGCTACGAGTGCCACAAGACCAGCCGCCGGATGAGCTGGGAGACGGCCAAGCAGATTGTGGACGGGCTGTTTGAGGGGGAGTTTGTGGACAACACCGTCCCAGCCATCATCCTGGACTTTATCGGCGGTGAACCATTGCTTGAAATTGAGCTCATCGATAAAACGGTCGAATATTTTAAGCGCAAGGCATTCCAGTTGCGCCATCCCTGGGCCTACTACTACATGATCTCGATTTCCACCAACGGCGTGCTCTTCGAGGACGAGCGGGTGCAGGAATTTATCCGCAAAAACTACGGCCACCTTTCCATCGGAATCAGCATCGATGGGGATAAGGCGCTGCATGACTCCTGCCGTGTTTTCCACGACGGATCGGGCAGCTATGACGTAGTGTCCAAGGCGGCAAAACATCTGCTCCAGATGTACCCGATTGCCGGCACCAAGGTCACCCTTGCGCCCGAGAATCTGCCCTATCTCACCGGCGCTATCCGGCACCTGTACAGTCTGGGCTACCGCAACATCCCGGCCAACTGCGTGTTTGAGGGCGTCTGGAAAGAGCACCACCCGCAACTGCTATATGACCAGCTCATCGAGCTGGCGGATTGGATGCTCGACAACGAAATCTACAAGGATCTGTACACCAGCCTGTTTGAGGAGCGGTTTGTGCAGA